GTGGACAAGCCGCTGTATAAGGACCTTATCGGTCGAACAAAAGCAGCACTGAAGAAGAACCCGAAAAATGTGCTGTTTGCCGTGGTGTGGATGCAGGGGGAATTTGATTTTGGCGGTACGCCGGCAAATCACGCAGCACAGTTTGGTGCGCTGGTTGATAAATTCCGTGCAGACCTGGCGGATATGGCAGGTCAGTGCGTCGGTGGCTCTGCTGACGGTGTTCCCTGGATATGTGGAGATACGACGTATTTCTGGAAGCAGAAGAACGAAGCCACCTACCAGACGGTGTACGGCAGCTACAAAAACAAAACGGAAAAAAATATCCATTTCGTACCGTTCATGACGGATGAGAACGGGGTGAATGTGCCGACGAACAAACCGGAAGAAGACCCGGACATTCCGGGTATCGGATATTACGGTTCGAAATGGCGTGACAGCTCAGCCACCTGGACGTCACAGGACAGGGCGAGCCATTTCAGCGCCTGGGCACGCCGTGGGATTATTTCCGACCGTCTGGCAACGGCGATTTTGCGCCATGCGGGAAGAGTGGCGCTAAACGCGGGGGCATCATCGACAGTATCAGAGGTGCGCCCGTCATCGCCTTCCGGTGCAGAAGCCACAGGCGTCACAACACTGCTCTCTTACCTTGCCAGCGAGTCAGAGGGAAGCCTGAAAGTACAGGGATGGTCAGCCAGTGGCGGCAGGGCAGAAGTGGTCAGCGATGCGGAGGGAACCGGAGGTAAGGCAGTGAAGCTGACCAAGGAAGCCGGTAAAAGCAGCTGGGTGCTGGAGTACGCCGCGGGCAACGGTGCGGCTCTGTTACAGAAAGGGGGGCAGATTCGCTGCCGCTTTAAGGTTTCGGGAGCGCTGGCTGCGAACCAGTATGTTATGGCGTTTTACTGGCCGGTATCTTCACTGCCACAGGGCGTTGCCCTGACCGGAGACGGGGGGAATAACCTGCTGGCAGCGTTCTACATCCAGACAGATGCAAAAGACCTGAATGTGATGTACCACAATGCGAAAGTGGCGACAAACAACCTGAAACTGGGAAGCTTTGGCGCATTTGATAACGAATGGCATACGCTGGCTTTCCGCTTTGCCGGGAATAACAGCCTTCAGGTGACGCCGGTTATTGATGGTCAGGATGGCACACCGTTCACGCTGACGCAGTCACCGGTCAGTGCCTTTGCGGCGGATAAACTGCATGTGACAGACATTACCAGAGGTGCGACTTACCCGGTACTGATAGACAGCATTGCGGTGGAAGTGAACAGCACAGACACTGCGGCATGATAAAAAAAACCGCCAGCGACAGGAATGGACGCTGGCGGTGGTGATACCTATGGAGAAAAAATAAAGGAACGATACTTTCGTACTCTGGTTTTTTAATGAAAACAGTTCTTATTGTCAACAATAACGGAAAGAAATTATGACATTTCTGAACCAGTTAATGCTGTACTTCTGTACGGTGGTCTGTGTGCTGTATCTCCTTTCGGGTGGGTACAGGGCAGTGCGCGATTGCTGGCGCAGGCAGATTGACAAAAGGGCCGCAGAGAAAATCAGCGCCAGTCAGTCAGCCGGAAGCAAACCCGAAGAGCCGCTCATTTAGCGGCAACTTTCTTAATCACATCTTTCGACGAGAAAATCCCATGTCAGAAATTACATCCCTGGTCACTGCTGAAGCAGTGAAGGAAGTCCTGCGCTCTGAAGAAGTCCGGAGCGCACTGAAACAAAAACTTCGCCATAACCTGGAAGCGCGTCTTGATGCAGAGGTTGATGCCATTCTGGATGAGCTGCTTGGTGTACAGGCAGAGCCACCGACTGAAGCGGGAGATACCACCGCAGAGAGCGGTGAAGTTCAGCCTGAATCACCGGTCGCCGATGCGACTGAACCTCAACCCGAATCGGTCATGATGCTGTAACGGGGAGTCAGGGCCATCAGTAAACAGCTGCTGGCCTTTTTCATGTTGTGAGCTTCCGGATAACGGGAGACGGGGTATNNACAAAGTCTCTCCGTCCCAGTGGGTGGCAATAGGTGTGCTGGGGAGTCTGCTGTTTGGCCTGCTGACGTACCTGACAAACCTTTATTTCAAGATTAAAGAAGATAAGCGCAAGGCTGCGAGAGGTGAATAATGCCTCCATCATTACGAAAAGCCGTTGCTGCTGCTATTGGTGGCGGAGCAATTGCTATAGCATCAGTGTTAATTACTGGCCCAAGTGGTAACGATGGTCTGGAAGGTGTCAGCTACATACCATATAAAGATATTGTTGGTGTATGGACTGTATGTCACGGACACACCGGAAAAGACATCATGCCCGGTAAAACGTATACCGAAGCAGAATGCAAAGCCCTCCTGAATAAAGACCTTGCCACGGTCGCCAGACAAATTAACCCGTACATCAAAATCGATATACCGGAAACAACGCGCGGCGCTCTTTACTCGTTCGTTTACAACGTGGGCGCTGGCAATTTCAGAACATCGACGCTTCTTCGCAAAATAAACCAGGGCGATATCAAAGGCGCATGTGATCAGCTACGGCGCTGGACATACGCTGGCGGTAAGCAATGGAAAGGGCTGATGACTCGCCGTGAGATTGAGCGTGAAGTCTGTTTGTGGGGGCAACAATGAGCAGAGTAACCGCGATTATCTACGTTCTGGTCATCTGCCTCATCGTCTGCCTTTCATGGGCTGTTAATCATTACCGTGATAACGCCATCGCCTACAAAGAGCAGCGCGATAAAGCCACATCCATCATCGCTGATATGCAGAAGCGGCAACGTGATGTAGCAGAACTTGACGCCAGATACACAAAGGAGCTTGCTGATGCTAATGCGACTATCGAAAGTCTCCGTGCTGATGTTTCTGCTGGGCGTAAGCGCCTGCAAGTCTCCGCCACCTGTGCAAAGTCAACGACCGGAGCCAGCAGCATGGGCGATGGAGAAAGCCCAGGACTTACAGCAGATGCTGAACTCAATTATTACCGTCTCCGAGGTGGAATCGACAAGATAACCGCGCAGGTTAACTACCTGCAGGAGTACATCAGGACGCAATGCCTGAAATAATTTTTTTTGCAAATCACAAAGTCCATTTAATGAGCCTCGCGATGCGGGGCTTTTTGCAATAAATGCGTACCGCAACGCATGTTTTTTACACCGAACCTGCCCCTTTGGAATGGGCCTTTGAGGATACCAGTTAGTGCTGGCGAGCCTCGGTGGGCTGGTTTCCTGTGCGGCAAAGGTTCATTTCAAAGAGTAGGTACACGCTATGAAATCATTAACCCTCTTCAATCAACCAATCCGTATCGGTGAAGATGGCATGATCTGCCTCACTGATATGTGGAAAGCCAGTGGTAAAAGTGAATCTGAATCTCCGTACCACTACCTGCGAAACAAGCAGACCAAAGAGTTCTTGGCTGAGCTGGAGAAAAACCACGAATCTGTGGTTTTTACGGAACGCGGTGCGCACGGTGGAACTTATGGCGGAAAGTTCGTTGCTTATGATTACGCAGCATGGCTAAACCCCGGATTTAAATATGCAGCCTATAAAGTCCTCGATGATTACTTCACCGGAGAGCTTCATCATCGGAACAGCTTAAGTGCGCAGCTCAACATGAAATGTCATGAGTTTGATCAGAAAAAAGACATGGCGAGCTTCTGTGGACAAGGCCTCGCGGCATGGCGCTACACGAAACCTGGTTTGATCGCTGAAATTAACTCCCTGGCTAACCAGTTGCAGATTTCGATCCCCGGGCTTCCGGGATGAGTGATCGTGTCATTGAATGCGCCTCCAGAGCGGGGCGCGACTTCTCAGAGTTCATGAAAGGCGAGAAGGGTATGATGGAAGCATTGGCCTCGGTGGATGAGTTTGGCGAGCAGCTGCGCCTCAACGGCTGTGTCAATCATCACTTTGTTAGCTACATGATGCGGAACTCGATCATGCAGGCATTCATGGACATGGCAAAAGCCGAGAGGAAAGAAGAGCGCCGGCGTAAGCGAGCGGAAGCAAAAGCGAAGTAGCCATTACAAAGCCCATCTACTGGTGGGCTTGATAATGGCTTATACCCTACACGGGATAACTTAACTGATATCCCTTTTAACGGATAAAGGTATTCAAGCCTGACACATCATGCGCTGTATCGTCGCTGTATTTCCGCATTAACCATGACCGTAGCCCGACGGGGAATTCCTTCTGCGCGAGTGTGCGGGGATAATCAAAAACGATA